TGTATAATTAACGTTGGGTGCTACTGTAGTAGGTGCGTTAATTACAACCGTAGATCCAGCAGCTTGTTCTGCAATAGTAGCTGAGTGATTTGGTCTCAAGTGTGCTCTAATAGCAGGACCAGTTGGAGGTTGGAACATTAACACGCCGTTGCTATCAGTAAAATAATTTCCGCGATGGTTACCGCTTTGATTTAATCTAACTGCTTCACCAGTATAATAATTGCTACCAAGAGCTGCATTACCAATATCTGGGTTAAATCCAGTTTCGCCTGGTCCCATTCCACCGCCAGCAGCTAGTTCGTTTGCAGCCATTTCTGCGGCTCGCATTTCAAGATCTGTGCCAGTTCTGTGAGCAAATCTATCATTCCTTTTAGCGTTTTCTTCCAATGCTTCTACTAACATTGCCATAATAGCCCAGTAAAGCGGAGGATGTGCTGGATTGAATTGATTATACGTTTGTCCTACACCATTTGGGGACATATCTCTTGTAACATGAAAGAATATTGAAGTTGTAGCGGCAACTATATCTAGTGCTACACCGCCTACTACACTTGGTAAGAAAAAACTTCCTGTTTCTAAACCCGCAGTTGTATAGTCTCCAATTATAAAACTATATGCGGCAAATCCAATACCTACGGCAGCGCCAAGTAAAGGAATAAACTTAACAGCAATTTTTCCTGCTTCCGTTGCGACATATTTTCCTGCAATTTTTACACCCGCAGTTTTTAAAGCCTGAGCAGCTTGACGATCGTTCGCCAATGTTCGCATTTGGAGCCTGCCATTACCGCGTCCTCCACCAGTCGGTGTCGGAGCCGTTTTAACAGACGGAAGGCCATCGGGCCCTAAACCGGCTGCTGATAATCGGCTAACTGCTGCATCAGGGCTCATAAATTTACCACCGTCAGCCATGTTTTGGTAACTAAAACGACCATTTCCTAGGTCCGCTACGTTTATGTTTGGTGCTTGTGGACTGTTAAATAACCCTGCTACTGCTCTTTCGCCAGATGGTAAAACTGTTTTTGGTGTTACGCCCATTGCTTCCATAGCTAGGCGATCTTGCTCTAATATAAGTGCAGTAACGGCAGCTTGCCGCTTTGCAAGAGACTCAGTTAATTGCTGCTGTGCAACTCTTGCTTGCTGTTCTGCAACTTTTCTTAGCGCGGGATCTGTTGTTCCTTCTAATGCCTCAACAGCAGCTATTTGTGCAGCTCTTCTTGCTGCTACCTCTGCAGTTTCTCGCGCAGCAGCCTCCTGAGCTTCTTTGATTGCTTTTGCTTGTGCTAGACCACCACCAGTTTGCTTGCCACCGCGTAATAAACGATATCCTCCGGTAGCGGCACCGGCGGCAAGACCAAATCCGAAACGCGCTGCTCTTGATGGTAAAAGGGCAAGGCCGGCCAATGCTATTGCAAGACTTCCCCACGGTACATTATCTGCGAAGTTTGACATTTTTTCACTTAAGTCAGCTATCGTTCTATTGAACTCACTCATAGTGGTTTTTAGTTCATTAAAAGTCTCGCCGACATCTGAGGAAAAATTAGGAAACGCTTCTTGAATAAATCCTTTTGCAATTAATCCACCAGCTAATACTCCACCTCCAATAAGAGCAGCGTTGCGCATATTTTTTAGACTCATCGCGCCGGCAATGCCTTTAATCAGACTTTTATTTCTTTTTTCGGCCGATTTTTCAGATTTAGCTTCTTTTTGTTGAGATTCATTTCTTTTTAAATCATCAAAATCGTTTTGTCTTTTTATGGATTCTTTCTGCTCTTCGGCCATTTTAACCGAAGCTTGCATAAAATCAGTTTGAGATAAAATTTCTTTGTTTATTGACTCAAAAATATTTCCGAATTTTTCAAAATTTAAGCTAACGGATCGTAAAGAATTAGTATCACTATTTCTAATAAGGTCTCCTTCAGCTTTTAATCTATCGATTATTGCTTCGGTATCTGGTGAATATTTCGGTGCCATATATCTTTACCTTTGTTCGTTTTGTTTTTCCATAAACTCTAATATCATAGCAAAATATAATTCTTTTTCGTACGGTACCAAACTTTCAATATCGGATATAGAGTATTTATGGTGTTGAGCTAAGGCGAAAATCGTTTGGTAATATTCACCCAGTGATGTATGACTCAACACTATATAAAAAAACTTCGCTGACCTTCTATTACAAATGTTCTTAAATCGCCATTTTTGTTTTTATATGTTTTTACTTGCCTAATTTTTGGCATTGTTTCAAAAAACTGTCTAATTCCTTCAACAACCTGAGTAGTAACGCTTTCCATAAAGTCGTCAACTTCTTTAGTGGTGTAATTTTTAAATTCGTGCACCTCGTCTTCCGAAGCAACTTTATCTAAACACGAAACCATAATTAGATACGAAACAAGTGGATCATTTTCATCAGTTTCTGCTATTCTAATAAATTCGTCAATAGTAGGATAGCGAAGAAACAGAGTATAATCTTCGTTAATCTGTACTTTATTTGTGTGAGCTTCGTTTCGTGTAACTTCAACTTCTGTAAGATCAAGTTCCAAATTAACCGGTTCTTGCGTATCTTCGTCAATAATTTGAATTTTAGCCACGTTATCAACAGATTTAGATCTTAAAGCTAATAGTAAATACTCAAGATCAAACATAGAAATTTCACTGACTGTTGCATCTACTAAACAGTTATTAACGATCTGCTTAGTAGCAAGCAATTCTTGTAGTCTATCGTCTGCTTCTTGTGCTACTAATAAAATCTTTTCTTCTTTAACAGTGTACTGTCTATATTTAACTTTTTTACCGTTAGAAGGTAACTCTAATTCAAAAATAGGCAAATCAATTTTTGGTAGTCCCATAATTATATTCCTCTCATATTAAAATAAGTTCTTTACTTCATTTATTCTATTGCTAATGTTATCAAAATTGTTTCTGACTTTCGTAAATTTGTTTACCGCGTCAGTAATTCCACGAGGTACGAGATCTTGGCCAATTAACTGACCAAAGTCGCCAACAGCATCAATGAGACCAATGAGACCGTTACCTCTGTTTTGTCTACTTGAAGGATTGCCTACCCGTTCACCCGAGAATTGAATCCTATCATATTGAAAACTTACAGGCAGGGTAGAAAAGCTATCATTTGATTCCCATGATAAATCTACGTCGCCTATCATACCTGGAAAAGCTCCGTCTAAAATAGTTTCGTAATATCTGCCGGTTGTTAAATAATCGTTTGAATATGCTTTAACAACAACTCTACAAGCATAATCTGTTTTGTAACCTATTTCAAATGGTAGCGCTCCGTTAACTTCAGAAAACTTACCGCCAGCAGTTGAATAGTTAACAACTCTTTGCATCCACGAATGGAAAAAAGACAAAATCTGGTGGTCTGAATCTAAAATAAAGATTGATTGAACTGGTTCAGGATTAAGAGATGTTGGAAACATCTTACGTTGTTGCCCTACTGCTTCGTAAGATTGTAGACCCATAGTAATACCTGGAATTGCTACGTTTTTACAGAAAAATGTAAGATCACGAGTACTTAAATCCGTTGTATTTACTGGAAAGTTAACTATTGAAACTTCAAATAGTGACTGTCTAGCAGGACCACCGAAGCGGTCCATCTGTGATTTAAAATTTGATACGTTAAACGCCATATTATCCTCTTATGATCTTTCTCGAATCTTTAAAGACTTGAGCTTGTGTCGCACCCACGAAGCGTGCAGTTGGCAAGAATAATGCAACATCCCATTCACTTGGGTTAATGTACACTAAACGTGATTTTAGTTGCTTAGTCAAGTAATGTTTGACACAAGGTTTAAACCCTCTAAATTTTGTCGCACTAGATAATATATTGTAATTAAGCTTCAAACGTGTTGTTTCATTATAGTATTTGTTATTAGCAGTTTCATATAATGCATCCATTAATTGCGCTCTTAAATTAGGAGGCAAGTAGTGCATGTTAATTCCAAGAAAACCACCCTTTGCTTTATTTATTGGAAAAATAAGCGGAAATCTGTCATAGTACGGTAGAGTTTCACGGTGCTTAGGCAAATACTGAAACATATACATTTGACCGAGCCTAAATCTGTTTTCGTATCTATCAGAGCCCATTTCTCTAATTATTTTTTCTGGATTCGCAACAGATTTAGCTGTCGTTTTTGCTTGCTGGCGATACCAATCTCGCGATGCGTTAGTACGAGCTGGAACTTCACCGGACCTAATGCCGCGTAATAAAATATCGTCGAATACTTTTGATACCATTATTTGATTCCTAGCTCTTTTTCTGTCCAAATTTGGAATTCCCAGCCACGTTGAGCACAAAATGCCCTGGCTGCTTTCCATTTTGCTTCGTTAATTCCATATGTCTTTACCTCGTTGAGGTACCTTCTTGATATTCTGCCTTTTGCAGTATTTTTCTTTGATCTATCGGGCGGTTTTGTTTGACTACCGGGTTTGATTTCAATCATTATAGTTTTTTGTTCACCTTTAACGTTTTTCATATGCATAATAACGTCAGGAAAGTATCTGTGCCTTCTACCATCGATCGGTGAAAGGTAGGGAACTACAACTTCTTCAGATTGCCACCATATAACATCGTTATGAACATCCACCCATCTAAAAAATTTAAATTCCCACATAGACCTATAAATAATCCTTGTAGGATCTCCCTTATACTTAGAAGGGTTTTTAGGTTTAAACCGGCCGCTGTATGCCATGATGTGCCTCATAATCTAGTATAAATAAGCATATAATAACTATTTATATAGAAAGATAGGAATATCGATGGCCTCAAGAAGTAACAGGGTTGAAACCTATAGGCGCAGAAAAGAAGCAAATTTTTCTAACTCTTATCAAAGTTTTCCAGAACAACCAAATCCTCACAGTTGCTTGCTCGTGTTCAAAGACTTTGAGTACAAGCCTATTTCTGAAGCTATAGGGTCTACCGGCGCCCGTACTCCGTTCCAAAGTTCTATGAGTAATAGATCTGCTGGTGTTGGCCTTAGATCTAGTAGTTCTATTGAGCTGCCATTTCCAAAAGCATTAAGCGATAACACTAACTTAAGAATCAACAGTTTTGAAAGAGATCCGTTTACAGAATCTATTGCTGGCAGAATTAAGGATTATATGGATGGAAACGGTGGATCTACTGCTTCCGACATTCCCGGAATGCTTGAAGGGATGGGTGCTTCTATGGCTTCTGTTTTAACCGGTCAAAATATATCTACTGGTATTAACGACATTGCGTCAAAATTTATGGGAACTGATTTAAAAGATGTTGCATCAGCCGCACAGTACCTTTTAAGAAAACACATTCCGGGTGATATTGGTAGATCAATTGATACTGTAACTGGGCAGACAATTAACCCTCGTGAAACTTTGTCATTTGAGGGCGTAGAATTAAGAAAGCATTCGTTTAGCTGGGATTTGTACCCGAGTACGCAAACTGATTCAGAAAGAATTAAAAACATAATTAATACTCTTAAACGCAAATCACTACCGGAAGTAACTAGTTTAGCTGGTATTCCCAAGGCATTTTTACAGTATCCTTCTGTGGTAGATATTTATTTACTTGGTGTTAATTCAGAACATTTTATTAAGTATAAAACTTCCATGATAACTGATTTTAGTGTTGATTACGGCGCCGGTGGTGGCGTTGCTATGATGCGCGGTGGTAAACCAGCTGGAGTTACTCTATCAATATCACTTACTGAACTTGAAATTGAAACTGCGCACGATTATGGCGCTACAGGAAACTCAATACAAGAGGCAGTAAATCTTGAAGAAAGAGAAAATAATATTATAAGCGCGAGTGCAGGATAATGACAAAATACTTTGAACAATTTCCAATAATTAACTATGAAGGTAGAAATGTGCGCGACATTACGCGACGTACTAATTTTACAAAAGAAGTATCAAACAACCCTTTGCTTTACTTACCATACACGGTAAAGGAAGGAGAAAGACCAGAAGATATTGCAGAATTTTATTACGGTAGCACAGATTATACTTGGATTGTTTATTTTTCAAATCGCATCATGGACCCATACCACGAATGGCCAAAATCAGAAGCAGACTTTAACAACTATTTAATTGATAAGTATGGCGAGCAATCTGGTTTAGTTGGTGAAGAGGTTGTTGAGTGGGTTCGAGAAGACAATCCTGAAAATATTTTATATTATTATAAAGAGGTATAATTAAATGGCAGTAGACATCGTTAAACTGGCCCCAGAATCATTTAGGACTATTTACCTACGTAAAGAAAACCGAGTTATTCTACGCACTGAACAAGGGCGCAAAATTATTATTAAACGTATTATTCCAAATGAGTGGAAGCCTTGGAGAATTTATGATCAAGAATTGGCTGATAACGATAACAAAAAAGAAATATTTTTAGTCGACAACGCATTTTTACCACAGATCGTTGACTCATATAAGAAAAGCACGAGAACTAAGTAATGGCAGAAACCGCTACAGCAGATATTATTAGCGCTGTTATAACATCGCACGACGGTTCTAAAACTGAAGATATAGCTGGTTATATTGACAGTTTTGAAATAGATCAGTCTATGGACATGATGGGATACAAAGGTTCTATAAGGGTATTAGATGCTACTGGTATTTTTGAAAACTTTCCAGTGCGCTGCGAAGAAAGCTTAGATTTAAAAATTATTTCAGATGATTTAGGCACAGAAGTTAATCTTAAAACGCAAGTTTATAAAATAGATAACTTTTCACCATCAGAAAATAGTGGTAAACTGATGTATACAATGCATTTTATGTCAAGCATTACATTCGCCTCAGCTAAAAGAAGTATTATTACGTCGTTTAATCGCAAAAGTATGGATCAAATGGCGCGATTTGTTTTTAATAACTATTTTGCAAAGCTAGGAGAACGTGACTACCTAGATCCTAAAGATAAAACTAGAACCCTAGAGTATGCTGCTTATAGATTACCAATTATTGATGAGCCAGAAAGAAATTTTATTGTTCAACCTACCGCGAATATAACAAACTGTGTAATCCCAGACTACATTCCACAAGAAGCTATGAATTTTTTAGCGTCTATGAGCTTTCAACCAGAAACTCCGTCCGCTTCGTTTAGATTTTTTGAAACTTTGGATAATTTTTACTTTGCTACCGACGAATATTTTATTAAGTCTGCCAAAAGAAAAGACTTGATTGATTTGTTTTATTCACCTGCTTCTTCTATTGACCCTAGAAATCCTAACGACCAAGTAAATAGAATTGAAACCCTTGAGATTGTAAGCAGAGGCATGGATGTTGGCGATGCAATGTTATCTGGTGGTTACAGAAGTTCTGTTCTTGAAGTTGATTTAGTTAAAAAGCAGCTAAATGTTGTTTCTTTTAATTACGACGACGATAGTGTTAGATATATTGATATGAGTGGTGAAGTTAGAAAATTAGATGACGATCCACACACGGCTGATTTTAGAAAAGACACGTTTACTGAAGAAAATGGGCCGAGTTTTATTGTATATAAAGATTATAATTCAAATGGTGAAATTCCAGGATCGTTAAATGTTGATAGATTCTTGCCTACGATTACATCAAATAGGTTGTCTTATAATCACCATTTAAATCAAACTACAGTTCAAGCAATAATGAAAGGTAGATTAGATATTCAGCCGGGAATGATAATTAACTTAGAAGTACAAAATATGGACGCTGTCTCAAGACCAGAAAAAAATAAAACTCTTTCTGGGAAGTACTTGGTTAACACAACAAGACATGTTCGTGGCAATGGCGGCACACTAAACACCGCTTTAAAATTACTTAAATTTGGATGGAGTAGAGGTGACGTAGATGTTTGATTATGGTGCAGGGATTAAAAATCCATTATTTTTTATAGGTATCGTAGAAGATGTACGAGACCCCAGGTATGAAGGACGTGTAAAAGTTCGTGCTTTTGGTATCCATGGAACAAAAGATCAAATTCCAAGTGAAGAATTACCTTGGGCACTAGTTGTTAAAGGTGACTATGATCCAAACGGCTCTCCTTTGCTTGGAATGCCTGCTGGGGGTAGCTGGGTTTTTGGGATGTTTATTGATGGAAGACAAGCTCAACAACCAATGGTACTTGGATTATTACCTTTACAAAATACAAAAGTTTCAAACCCAGACGAAGACGGAATCGGTAATATCCCACCTGAAAATGCAGAGTTGACAAACCGAGGATCTGCGCCAGAAGATTTTGGGCAACCAGCAAATCATAGACTTGCACGTGGAGAATACATTGATGAAACATATGTAGTTGACCAAGAAGTATCAAGAGTAATGAATGTCGCATTTGGTGGTGATGAAGAAAGAAGTTGGTCAGAGCCAGGATCTGCGTATGCCGCAAAGTATCCGTTTAATAGAGTATTTTCTTCAGGTGCACATACAATCGAACTAGATGATACAAAAGACGCTGAAAGAATTATGATATACCATAAAGAAGGTTCGTATATCCAAATTGATTCTCGTGGTACGGTAACGAATAAAACAACATCTGACCAATTTGATGTTATTGATAAAAACAGTCACGTTGTTATTGGTGGATCAGGATCTGGTTTTAGTACGGTTACAATTAATGGTAACAGTTATGTAAAAGTAAATGGTAATAAAGTAGAAGAAATTACTGGAGACCACCAACAATTAGTACACGGTAATTATCTATTGTCGGTCGGCGGCCAAATGAATCTCGTAGGAGAGATGGCTCAACTTCGTGGCGGTGATGTTAAAATCCACGCAAACGCTGGCACATTCGCAATTAAAGCTGCCAAAGAGTTGCAGCTGCAATCCGGAGAAGGCGCTTATTTTAAATCTGAAAAAGTTTTCATACAAGGTACTGATACTCTGAATATTAGAGGAAACGAAACTAGACTTGAAGGTACTGAGTCTTTGGACATTTTTGGCAAAAGCACAAAGATCCAGGGATCAGAAAGCTTTAATATCAAAGGCGATGCATCGTTGGTTGTTGGATCAGATGGAAATGTCTCTGTTCGTGGTACCACAGTTTATATTGACGATAATGTTAGCATGGCAAACGGTAGTGCTGCTACACCAGGAAACGCGTTTAGTGCCGCTGGAGCTATTGATGCTGCAAGCGTAGAAGCACCAGAGCCTGTTACTAAAAACACAAGTATTATGCCAGTTAATGAAACCGGGTCTGTTGGTTCTTCTGGAATTGCTGCACAAGATACAGGTGGTTCAGCTAAAGGGAATGGCACCACGGGCAGCGGTGGTGGTGGCGGTAGTACGAGTGGTCCGGTATCTACGGCGACTAAAACGGCGGTTGCACCATTACTTGACCTTATTAACAGAGCTGAGTCTAGAGCAGATGGTTAC